GCGCGCCGGTGAGGTCCTGATAGAGGAAGTAGAGATCGTTCTCCCAGCAGGTGAGACGCAGCGCGGTGACCGCCGCCTTGTCGATCGGCTGGTAGCCGTTGACGACCGTGCCGTAGAAGAGCGGATTGATCGCCTCGCTGAGGCGCTCCTCCGGGCCGCCCTGCGTGACGAAGACGCCGTCCTCGGCGACGAAGAAGACCAGCCCGCCGGGGCCGACCGTCATCGCCCAGCGCCCGAGCAAGCCGCGCGTGCAGAGCGACGGCGTCGCGGTGACGGTGCCCGACTGGCCGGAGAGGTTCGGGTAGAGCAGGTAGAGCCGCGAGCGGCTGAAGACGAAGCCCTGGTGGCCGGCGACGCCGCCGTTCATCAGCTCCTCGGAGGGGGCGCACACTTCGGTGTTGCCCGAGGACGACCAGTGGTCGGGCGCGTCCGGCATCGAGTAGTAGACATGCCCGGGGCGATAGAGATCGCCGCAACCGAACAGCATCCCCTCGATCGGCCCCCAGAGCGCGGGGAGCGGCTGCGCCAGGATGGTGGTGCCGTCGTTGTCGACGGTCGGGATCGGCTGGAAGTGATCGGTGGGGAGCGTCCCGGCGGTGACCGTCTCGGCGTCCGAGAGGCGATCGGTGAACGTCGCGCCGTCGGCGGTGTTCTCGCCGAGGAAATACCAGTCGTCGATGATCGAGCCGCCGCGCCGGTAGAAGCGCTGGCGGACGGCGCCGTCGCCGTAGGCGGGTGGGTCGATGACGATCGGCCGGCGCACGCTATCGAGATAGGCGGCGGGCAGCTGCTCGGGTGAGCCGTTCGACTCGCAGCCGGTGCGCGGGTCGTAGTGGGTGACGCGGTAGTCATACTGCTGCGCGCCGGGCTCGATGGTGTCGGGGCCGAAGCCGCCGGTGAGGTAGAGATCATCGAGGCCGAGCACGCCTTCCGCGTCGCGCTCGTCGATGTCCATGCGGACGTAGACGATGATGCCGGTGATGGTCGACCAGTCGCGGCCGGGCGTGACGCCGATCCGCTGGAAGTCGCCGCGCCGGAGCGGACTGCCGACGGTGCCGAACTCGAACCACTGGTAGCTGCCGCCGGCGGCAGCGAGCGAGACCGCGCGCTTCGGATCCTTGACGGCGCGCAGCTCGGCCCAGGTGTCGCGGATGTCGCCGATGCCGCGGGTCTTCAGGTCCTGATCGCGCACCGCCTTGACGCGCGCGCTCTCGGACGCCTCGACCTGCGCGAGGTGGCCCTGGATCGCCTGCGCGAAGTCGTGCGGCCGGAACGCCTTGTAGTAGGCGTCGTCGTTGCCGCCGACATCGCCGACCGTGCCGGGGAGGACGGTCGGTGCGAAGTCCGGCGAGCAGACGAAGTAGATCCGCATCTCGGAGAGGAGATGCGGCAGCGAGAAGAACATCCAGAAGTGGACGACGTCGTCGTCGGTGGCCGCTCGGGGGCCGAGGCCCGTGGGGTAGAGCGACACCTGGGTCATGTCGGCGCTGACCGCCGCGCCCCACCAGGTGTCGTAGGTCGAGGTCGCGGCGCCGGGCGTGTTCTTGAACCGGCAGAGCGAGGTCGAGTCGCTGAACGGCGGGATGATGGTGCTGTCCTCGACGATCGGCGCCGCCGCGTCGTGGCCGGCGGTGTCGGTGCCGGGCGTGCCCGTCCAGTTCGCGGCGTCGGTCCCGTCGGCGGCCTCGAACTGGCAGACGAGCGTGCGGTACTCGGTGTCGAGCGCACTGACGGGCGCGGCCGAGGGCGCGGGCAGCCCGATCGGGAGGACGAGCCCGTCGCCGCGCGCCTTCGCCATCTTGGCCGAGTCGCCGACGAACAGCCACGGGTCGCCCGAGAGCGTCGGGCGGTGCGGCAGGAGCGCGAGCGGGTTGCCGGAGTAGCCGCCGTCGATGCTGGTGGTCGCGCCGAGGCCGCCGCGGTGCAGCGACGTGCCGACGCCCCAGAAACGGGTCGAGGGACCGCGCGGGACGTGCAGCCGGCGGATCGAGTGGGTGGGCGAGCCGCCGTGGGTCCAGCGCGCGAACTGCCCCGGGCGGGTGGTCGCCTCGCCCTCGTTCTGGTGCCAGATGTTGGTGAGGCGGGACCAGCCCTCCATCGCGTCGAGCGAGATCGCCAGGTTCAGCCCCTTCGAGCCGAAGCGCAGGAGCTGGTTCTCGAACGCGCCCTCGAAGGGGGCGCCGGTGACGTTCTGCGCGCGGCGGCTAATCTGTTCGGCCATCAGGCGAACCCTCCGAGCAGGATGCTGGTCGCGGTCTGGGTCAGCTCGTAGCGGCGCTCGGCGTAGTGCGCGCGCTCGTCATCGAGCAGCCGGCCGACCTTGCGGAGGAGCGTGCCGAGCGCGGCGTACTTGAGCGCGCTGGCGACCTCCGGCGCGAGGGGGAGCGGCGTGGCGGCGCCAGCGACGACGGGCGCGACATCCGGCGGCACCGCGATGTAGAGCAGCTCGATCGTGCCGTCGGCGTCGGGGGTCGGCACCAGGCGGAGGGTCAGCGTCGGGCCGGCGAGGTCGGCGTAGCCGAGGGGCAGGCCGGGCGCGGCTTCCCAGCCGGGGACGGCGAGGTCGCTCTCGAAGGCGTCGACCGGGCCGAGCGGCGTGCGGACCTGAGTGGCGGTGTCGCGCCAGACCAGGTGCGCGGTCGCGAGCCAGTTGGTCGGGAGCGGGACGACCGGGGCGAGCGCGGTGACGGCGAGCTCGACGCGCGTGACGACGAGGTGCGTGTCGCGGACGAGCGCGCGGACGCCGGCGTTCACGGCATCGAGGACTTCGGCGCGCGTCCAGATCAACGACGGGAACGTGTCGCCGCCGTCGGGCGGTTCGATCAGCACGTACTGCAGCTCGCTGAGGAGCTCGCGGTCAGTCATTGGCGACCTCGGACTTGTCGTGGCGACTGAACTGCGAGACGACGCCCTGGAGCTGGCTGGGCGTGCCGGTCGACGGCTGGAGGTCGCGGCGGCGGTCGAGCCCCGCCCAGCGGCGGTAGGCCTGGTGCTCCTTGAGGAGACTGTTCTCGTCGGCGGCGGCCTGGAGGAACGCCTCGAAGTAGGGACGGGTCGCGCGCCAGCGGTCGCCCGCTTCCTTGTAGGCGGCGACGTGCAGCGCCATGTCGACGATCACGTCGACGATCTCTTCGCCGAGGGCGACCAGGTCGGCGGGGTTGGTGAGGACCGGCGTGCGCATCACGCCGTCGCCGCGCAGGCCGGCGAGGACGGTCGTGGGGGATGCCGGCCAGATCGCGATCTGGGTCAGGGAGACCGGCGCCCAGAGCGTCGGGACGGCCGCGGTCTGGAGCCGCCACTGCGGCTCGGCGAGGTCGAGCTCGACGATCGAGGTCGGGTGGAGCGGCGCGCCGGCGGCGGTGGTGACCCGCATCGCGTAGCTGAGGACCCCGGGGAGCGCGACTTCTGGAACGTGCGCCAGGACGTCGAGCGGGACGACGGTGCGCCAGCGGCCGGTCAGGAGGTTCCACTCGCGGAGCGACTCGTTGAGGGCGAGGCGCGCTTCCTCGGGCGTCCAGAAGACCACCTGGTCCCAGCGCTGGGCCATGACGAGTTGGAGGTCGGCCAGCGTGGTCACGCTGTACGGCATGGGAGCAGTCTCCGGGGAACCGGGGCGGACGGCAAGATCCCCCTCCGATCAGTCAAAGCGCGCCCCCACCGGGAAGTCGACGATGCAGACGGCGTGGCAGCCGTCGGAGAGCGTCACGCAGATGGCGCCGGTCGGCTCCGGGTGGAAGAACGTGAGGGTCAACGCCGCGACCCCGCCCGGGTCGTAGCTGGTGACCAGGAAGTAGTAGGTCTGCCCGGGGACGTAGCCGCCGTCGACGCGGGTGCCGTTGCTGTAGCCCCCCTGTTCCTCCTCCGGCACGACCAACGCGCCGCAGCTGCCCTCGAAGACGGTGAGCACGCCCTGGTAGTCGTCGTCATGCAGGGTGATGCCGAGGCGCGTCCAGCCCGGGGGCACCGTCCAGGTGAACCACACGCCGTTGTTCGAGTCGCCCGATCCCCAGTCGCTGTCGGGCGTCGCCGGGTCGTTGGTCGCGGTGGTGGTGTCGATCACCCTCGTCGACGGGACGGTGATCGGCAGCGCGCCGGTGCAGAGGTCATTGACAGGCGGCATACGTCAGCGACAGCTGTTCCCCACGGTCACGCAGTAGGTGCCGCCGGCCTGGAGCGGCGGGTTCAGGTTCTTGAGCACGATCAACGTCTCGGTGGACGAGTCCCAGTCGTAGGCGACGAACACGCCCTCCGGCCCTTGCACCGAGACGTAGAACGCGCCCGGCAAAAACGAGGAGCCGTGGATCGACAGCTTGTTGGCCGCGATGTCGCCCGTCAGGCTGGTCGGGAGGGCGACGGGGATCGGGTAACAGCACCCGTACGCCAGCGAGATCGGCACCGCCCCCGAACAGCCGGGCCGATTGCCCAGGACGTTGGTCGGGTAGACCGCGATGTTCGAGTACATCGACTTGAAGGTGTAGAACCCCGTGTGGCTCGCGTTGTCCGAGGGGGAGCGATCGGTGTAGCTGGCGACGTAGTTCCAGGTCTTCGACACCAGCCCCCGGTCAGGTCCCGACGCGGTGACCGCCAGCACGTTGTTGACGTAGGCCTGCACGACCAGGGTCGACCCGCTCAGATCCCAGAGGAACTGCAGCCCGGTGGTGGTGACGCCGTCCATCGGCACGAGGCCGGGGGCCGAGGTCGCAGTGATCAGGGTCGCGATCCAGGGATACACGCCCGCCGCGCCGTCGGCACACTCAAGATAGATCGACCCGTCCCCCCACACGACCGCGCTGAGGTTGGTGCTGTAGGGCGGGGGCGGGTTGTAGTAGCCGCCGCCGGGGCGATACACCATGTAGGAGGGGTTGTTGCGGTCGTAGACGAACAACACCCGCAGCCCGGGCGTCCCACTGCCCTCCGGCTGCGGCATGGGCACCAGAGCCTGGAGATCCAAGTGCAGGGCGCCGCGGCTGAAGCCGCGCCCGCCGGTCTCGAAGAGGCGTTCCAGTCCCGAGCTGCCACAGCCGAACATGTTGCCCCCACCGCAGCCGGTCCCGATGTGGAGGCCCGACTGGTAGGGTCGATCGAGACTGAGCCCGAACTCGAACCCCGACGAGTAGAGCGTGTTGTCCGCCGCGAGCGGGCTGATCGTGCCCCAGTCGAACCCGGGGGTGACGACCGGAGACCCGACGGCGACCCAGTGGCGGGCGTTGACCGACTGGTCGAGCAGATCGACATCGAGCGCCGTGTCGACGAAGGTCGTATTGGGCGGCTCGGGGAGGGTGATGTCCCAGTTCCGTTCGAGCGAGGCCAGCTCCGACCAGATGAAGGCCATCGGATCCGACGACGCCGGGAGGTAGTCCCACGCGCGGTAGACGGCGAGCGAGACGCCGGTGGTCGACGAGAGCCCGTCGCCGCCGAGATAGTGCGAGACGAAGGAGCGCCCAGTCCACGGGCCTGTGGGGAAGTACACCGAGGTGCCGTTGCCGTTGGCGTGCGCGATCAGGGTGAGGACGCCGCTCGTGCAGCGGATCCAGGTGGGGTACCACTTCAGCCGTTGGAGCTGCAGGTCCTGGTACGGATAGCTGCGCGAGATCGTCGTGCCGTCGAAGACCTCCATCCCGATCGTGTCCGGGCTCCCGGGCGGCGAGGCGATCTTGATGTAGGGCGCGGTGTAGTCACGGTCGACGGTGTAGAACACCTGCAGGATGCGCGGGTTCGCCGACGCGTCGAGCCGGATCCAGAGGAGCGACTCGGATTGACCGACCGGCGGCAGGAACCCCCCGGTCGTGCGTTTCAGACAGCTGCCGGGTGGAAAGGTCACCATCTCAGTCCCTCCTCCTCTTCCATCCCGGCGGACCCCGACGCCCGGCGCGCGGGGGGCGCGGCGTGGCGACGACCAGCGGCACGACCGGCGTCGGCGGCGCGCAGGTGCCGGGGTCGATCGGGAAGTCGACGATGCAGACGGCGTGGCAGAACTCCGGCTCGGGCGGCACGTCCGCACCCCACGGCGGCAGCGCGTAGGGGAGGGCATAGAACGGACAGGAGCCGGCGTGCCCAAAGCGCGCACCGGGCGGCAGGGTCGCCGGGTCGGCGGCGCCGACGTAGACGCCTTCCGCGACCGTGTGGGTGTCGAACGTCTGCAAGATGACCCCGTCACTAACCCGCACGTAGTGGAAGCGGCAGTCGTTGGTCGGGGTGTTGGTCGTCTCCTCCAGCAGGTAGGACCAGATCCAGAAGGCCCCCGGCGCATCGAGCCCATCGTAGGCGACCCGGTTGACTTTCAAGCGCCCGAGGTCGTAGGTGTTGAGGATCGCGCCGGCGGGACTGTAACGACGGACAAACGAGGTGATCAGCCCCACGCCCGGCAGCTTCATGTAGGGCACGATGATCGACCCATCCGACAGTACGAGGAACTCACGACCCCACTGCCCGTACGGCTGGTAGTCGGTGACCGCCGGGGCCAGATCCGAGAGAGCGGCGTCGGCGACGAGATCCCAGCGGTGGACCTGCCCGCCGAAGTCGCGGAGGTAGTAGAGGATCGTCTCGTCGCGCGACGGCTCGATCGCCCGCACCGTCGTGTTCGGGAGGTGCCAGGTCGTCGGCCCGAACGCGCCGGTCGCATCGATCGTCGTCACGAGCGCGGGGCCGTCGCCCTCCTCGTTGTCGACCGCAACATAGAACCGGCTGACCCGGTTGCTGCCGATCGCCTGATTCGCATAGGGCCGCGGCCATGCAGGCGCGGCGATCTCGGTCAGGGTCGCGTCGAACAGGTGCAGCGCCGCCAGATCCTCCACGTCCTCCCAGAGCGACGGCCCCCCAACGAGGACCGCGCCGGTCTCGCCGGCGAGGAAGGGTCGATACTGCAGCACCTCCCCCGTGGTCGGTGAGAGGATCGCTATCGGGAAACCGGTCGCATCGTCGTTGATGACCAACGCCCCGAGCGGCGAGGCGACGTTCGGGCCGGCGACGAGCGACAGGACCAAGGGGGCGGTCGGCGTCGCAGTCGTCACCTGGAAGTAGTACGTGACCCCGGCCGTGACCGGGAGCTGCATGGGCGCAGACGCCCCGTTGTAGTTCACGAGCGCGTCGACCGGGCCGGTGAAGACGAGGGTCACCACCGACTGCCCGACCATCGAGGCGAACCAGCCGACCGTGTACGCCGCCAGCGGCGTCGGCGCGGTGTAGGTGAACCACACGTCGTGTGTCGGCCCCGGGGCGCCGCTCACATCGAGCGACAGGCTGACGGGGAGCGTCCCGAGGTCGAGGGCGGTCGCGGGGGTGGTGTTGGGCGGGACGGTGCCCCCCAGCGTGGTGAGGGTCGGGGCGCGGCCGGTCAGCTGGAGTAACGCGGGCGCGACCGGAACGAGGCCGGACGCCAGCCTGAGCGCCGTCGGGGCGCGGCCGGTCAGCTGGAGGGCCGCCGGGGCGACACTGGCGAGGACGCCGACAGGGTCGCGCGGGAAGGGCGCGGTGGGCGGCGTGAACGCGCCGGCATACTGCGCCAGGCCGACCGTGATGCGGACCTCGTCCATCTGGCCGTTGAAGTCGAAGGAAGGAAAGCCGGCTGTATCACCGATGGCCCCGAGCACTAACGCTGCGGTTGAATCTGTCACGGTGGAAGAAAAGAACAGACTCGTAGCCAGGACCGCCCCGTTCACGTAGACGCGGATCGTGGTTCCCTGACGGTCAGCGGCTACGTGGTACCACTGCCCCAACGTCGGCGACCACGCGTTTCCGGTATCGAACGTGCCGCCGACGGCCAGCCGCAACATCAGGGAACCGCCGACAACGTACAAATACCAGGAACAGTTGGACAAAAATCCCGCGTTGTCCCACTGTCCCATCAGGGCTTGACTGTCGGCTTTTCCGGTCAGCCGGAACCAGCCCTCAACGGTGAAGTCTCCAGCACCAAAGTTCAGTTCAGCCGCATCTCCCGTCGTCACCCGGTCACCGCTGCCGTCGAAGGTGATCGACGCGGTGCCGAACTTGGCCTGCGCGGTCGTGCGCGCGGCGTTGCCGACCAGAGTGAGCGATCGGGCGTAGCTGCTCTCGTCGAGGACGGCGGTCTCGGCGCCAACCAAGAGGACGACGGGGGCGGGCGTCCGGGGCGCCGCGACGGCGCGGACGACGACCGGCGGGACGACCGGCTTGGGCGGCGCGCACGTCCCGTCGTCGATCGGGAAGTCGACGATGCAGACCGGCAGGTGCGCCGGCGGCGTGATCACCTTGGGCGCGTAGCCCTGGAGGAGGAGCACCCCGGTCGGTGGCACGACCCGCGACCAGACCGCACGCGCGGGGACGCGCCCGGTCAGGGTGAGCGTCCCGGCGGGGACGGTCAGGCGGGCGGTGCGCGCGACGGCCGGCGCATAGCCCGTGAGCACGAGCGCGCCGGTCGGGAGCACCTGGCCGACCCGGGCGGTGAGCGCCGGGGCGTAGCCGGTGAGGGTGAGCGTGCCGGCGGGGACCGCGACCCGGGTGACGAAGGCGAGCGTCGGCGGCGCGCCGGCCAGGACGAGCGTCCCGGTGGGTGGGGTGACCGTCCAGGCGAGGCTGGGCGCGCGACCGGTGAGGGTCAGCGTCCCGGCGGGGGTGACGATCGTCACCATCCGGGCGAGGGTTGGCGACTGGCCCTGGAGGACGAGGGTGCCCGCGGGCACGGCGGTGAGGAGCGGCTGGCTGAGCGTCGGCGCGTAGCCGGTCAGGACGAGCGCGCCGCTGGGGGTGATCGCCCCAGCGGTGGCGGTGACGAGCGGCGCGAGGCCGGTGAGCGTGAGCGCGCCGGCGGGCACGAGCGGCGACACCGCCAGCCCGACGGTCGGGGCGAGGCCGGTGAGCTGGAGCGTGCCGGACGGGACGGCGACGAGGACCGGCGCGGAGAGCGTCGGGGCCAGCCCCTGCAGCAGGAGCGCGCCGGCGGGGACCGGGACGTTGACCAGGCCCGCCTGGCCGGGCGGCAGGCCCGCCAGGACGAGCGCGCCGGTCGGGACGGGGGTGAGGCGGCTGAGCGACGGCGCGAGGCCGCTGAGGGTCAGCAGGCCCGTCGGGACGGCCACCCGGGTGTCGAGCGCGAGCGACGGCGCGAGGCCGGTCAGGGTGAGCGCGCCGACCCCGGGCGTGACGGTGAACCGGAGCGCCTGCGCGACGGTCGGGACCGGGCCGGCGAGGACCAGCGCGCCGGCGGGGACGGCGAGGCGGGTGTCGAGGGCGAGGCTCGGCGCCAGCCCGCTGAGGACGAGCGTGCCGGTCGGGACGGCGAGCCGAGTGTCGAGGGCGGCGGTCGGCGGCTGGCCGGTGAGCGTGAGCGCCCCGGCCGGGATGACCAGGCCGCTGGTGATCGGGCGGCTGGGCGGCTGGCCGGTGAGGGTGAGCGCCCCCACGCCGGGTGTGCTGAGGAGCGGCGTCGGGACGGTGGGCGCGAGCCCGCTGAGCGTGAGCGCCCCGACCCCGGGGGTGACGGTGAACCCACCCGCGGCCGGACGCGCCGGGCCCTTGAAAACCAGCGACCCGGACGGGACGTCGATGCGCGGCCCCTGGATGATCGCGAGGGTCGGCGGGGGACCGCCGAGGCTGAGCGAGCCAGCGGGGATCGGCCCGAGCAGGATCAGCGCGGTGGCGATCGTGCCGACCAGGCCGAACGTGCCCGCGGGCGGCGCGATCAGGATCGAGTCGGGCCAGGTCAGGACGACGATGCCCTGCGCGCCCGCCGCCCCGAGCTTGTTCGCCCCCGAGTTCTTTTTCGCTCCCGACGCCGCGCCGCCGTAGGCCACCCCGGCGATGCCGTCAGTGGAGTTGCCGACCCCGGCGGACCCGGCTTTCTGGTAGGTCACGCCGTTGGCCCAGACGCCCGTGCCGACGATCCCGGCGACGTTGACGGAGGCATTGCCACCGTTGCCGGTCGGGCCCGCCGCGCCGCCGCCAGCCCCAGAACCGGCGACACCGGAGGTGAAGTTGCCGGTGCCGCCGTTGCCACCCGTGAACAGCGTCGTGCCGACGGGTGTCCCGTTCTGCGCGGTGGCCCCCGCCCCATTGCTACTCGCCGTCACGTTGGTGGACGAGTTGGTGCCCCCAACCCCGAGCGCGCGCATCGTCCCGCCCTGGGAGACGTAGGACGACGCCCCTTTATCCGCGACGACAATGTCCAGCGAGGCTTCCGCGCCTTTGGTGATGGTGGTTCTCGCGTACGAACCGCCCTTCCCCCCACCACTCGTACACGGGTTGCCGGTCGCGTCTCCGGAACTACCACCCCCGCCCAAGCACTCGGCCACCACACTGGTCACGCCCGCAGGCCAGGTCCAGGTCTGGGCGCCGAGGGTCGTGAAGACTTGGGAGGCCATGGGGGCCCGGGGCTAGGCCCCCGCGATCGTGCCGGTGGGCGCGCTGGCGACGACCGACGCCCGCTCGGTCACCGCCGGCAGCGGCACGCCGCGCATCCCGGACACCAGCCACACCGGCTCGATCCAGGTGAAGGCGAACACCTGCCCGGCGGCGACCCCGACCGCGTCGACCGCCGACTGGCGCGCGACATCGAGCGCGCACCAGTGCACGGTGATCGCGTCGGTGACGCCCTCGCGTTCGATCACGAGCGGCGTGGTGCGGCCGTCGACCGGCCAGAACGGACACGACGCGGCACGGTCCTGCGGCGACGGCTGGGCGTAGACCGTCGCCCAGGCGAGCAGGTCGCCGGCCGCGTCGACCAGCCGCAGCACGAACTTCTCCGGCGCCATCACTAGGTCAGCGTCAGCACACCCGCCGCGTTCATCTGGATGGTGAGGCGGTTGCCGGCCGAGAGCGAGAACTGCGAGGTCGAGAGCAGCGAGCGGCAGACCAGGTGCCGGCCGTTCGCCGAGGTGCCCGACAGCCACAGCACCGCGATCTTGATGTTCGCGATCGTGCCGGCGTTGGCCGACCAGAACACGTCATCCATGTCCCACTTGTACTGGCCGGCGGAGGCGCCGGTCGTCCAGACCTCGGAGGTCATCGCCTTGCCCGAGGACGAGTAGCCGAAGTTCTCGGTCACTTCGTTGGTCAGCGACACGTAGGTGCCGAGGGTCGCGGTGTTGGCGTTGGACGCGCTGGTGTGCAGCGTCATCCGGTAGACGGTGGCGGCGAGGTTGATCGAGCCGTTGCCGATCTTCTTCTTCGCCAGGTTGTAGACCGACCACGCACTAGCCATAAGTTATCGCTCCTTGATCATCGAGAAGTTGCACGTCAGCCGAACTGGTGAGCGCGTAGGCGAGCAGCCCGTCGCCGTGCACGGTGAGGACGAACGCGTCGCCGTGCAGGCGTACCAGCTGGAGGAAGTCCTGCAGCTGCTGCAGGTGCCACGGCGCGCACCAGAAGACGCGCGCGAGCTCGGGATGCCCGGCTGGCGCCGCCGTGATGCGCAGCCGCTGGTCGTGATCGTTCTCCGGCTGCGCGTAGGCGTGGTGCACGTCGTCCTGCCAGCACGAGTCCATGCCGAACAGATCGAAGCGCACGAAGCCGAGCGTGCGCAGGAGGACCAGCGCGCGGGTGCCGACGGTGGTGCCGCCGCCGACGTTGTGCCAGTGTCCGAGGTAGTAGCCGTCGAGCACCGCCTTGGTCGTCGGCGTGTCGTCGTTGATCCCGACGTGGTAGATCCAGACGTGCGGGCGGGTGGCGACCGCGTCGAAGAGGACCGGGTCACACTGCGAGGCGAGCAGGTAGTGACAGCGGGGGAGCGGCGGATCGAGGAAGCGGGCGTTGCCGGCGCGCGCGTCCATCACGATCTGCATCGACGGGATCAGGTGGTGCGCGATGCACCACTGGTAGGCGCCGTTGACGGTGACGATCTTGACGCCGTCGGCAGCGAGCGCGTACAGCTCGGGGAGCGTCGCCGCGAGCGACGGCCCGCCGCAGACGAGCGCGATCGCGTCGCGCTGCAGCCCGAGCTGCTCCTTGATCTGCGGGTGGCCGCGGCGGATGTTCGCGGTGATGTTGGCGAGCAGCACGTCGTCGGGCGTGTTGACCGCGCCGCCGACCAGTTCGATGCCGTCGAGGACTTGGAGCGCGGGATCGATCATCGGTCACTCCGCACGACATAGAGGCCGGTGTCGCCGAGGTCGCGGCACTCGACCACCTCGCCGATCTCCGCGAGCTGGTCGCGCCAGGCGGTGAAGCTCTGGATCGACTGGTGGAGCGGCGTGCCGACCAGCGCGCCGAAGGTGTCGGGGATCAGCGCGATCGAGAAGAAGGCGCCGAGGCCGCGCGCGATCAGCCGGCTGACCACCAGCATCGTGAACGGCAGCGGCAGGTGTTCGAGCACGTCGCAGCAGTAATACCAGTCGGCCCACGGGATCGGCCCGCGCCAGAGGACCGTCTCGGTGAACGGCAGCGCCCGCGCCGCGGGGACCAGGCCGGCGTGGGTGAGGTCACAGAGCTGGACGTCGAAGCCGCGCGCGGCGAGCGCCACACCGCCCTTGCCGCTGCCGCAGCCGACATCGGTGATGCGCTGCCCGGGCTCGGCGCCGCTCATCGCCAGGAAGACGTCGACGTAGTGCTCGCCGGGCGCGTGGGCGGCGTAGGCGTCGTGCTGCCAGATCGCGTCGTAGGTGCGCCGTTCCGCGTCGGTGATGGCGGTCATGGTTCGTCCGGCATGTTGATGCGGAAGCCGAGGGAGGCCGCGCCACCGGCGAAGAGGAGGTCGCCGGGGACGATCCCGCCGAGTGGCACTTCGTTCTCGGTCGCGCCCCACCAGGTCGCCTGGTCGCCCTGGCACACGTAGTCGGCGCCGACCTGGAAGCTGTCGGTGAAGAAGTCGTAGTAGCGCACCTCGTCGAGTACGCCGCTGAACCCGCAGGCGGGGGCCACCAGGCGTTCGCCCATGACGAACGGCTGGTTCACCACCGACGCCGTGCCGGAGCCCGAGTCCACCCGGGTCAGCGCCGTCCCGTCGAACCAGATCGACGGCGTGCCGGCGCCGGGGTGGGAGAGCACGATGTAGTGCCACGTATTGGCGGAGAAGGTGGGAAACAGCTGATGCGCCCGCGACGTCCCGCTGTTGACGATCTCGGTGTAGAGCCCGATGTCGTTGCGGTAGAGCATCTGCGCGCGCGGGTCGTTGGTGGAGAGGTTCCACGACCCGAAGATCGACCACAGGTTGGTGTCGGTCGAGGCGAAGGTCGGCTTGAACCAGCAGCTCATCCCCCAGTTCGCGTTGGTGCTGAAGTCACTCACCGTCGCCCCAGAGTAGATCTTGTCGCTGGCCGCATCGAACAGCGCGCCGCCGCCGCCGAACCGGCCCGCCGTGGCGGTCACGCCGCTGTTGGTGGCGTGATAGCCGTGCGCGGTGGAGTCGGTGGTGACGAGCGTGCCCCCGCTCGCGCCCAGGTGATACACCGCCAGGTGGTGATTGATCCACACGGCGGCGGGCGTGGTCCGGTCGGTGGTGATCGAGGGGTCGCCGTAGCCGTAGTAGATCGTGGTGCCGGTCAGCAGCTCCGGCACGCGCACCCAGTCGACCACCTGCCCGGTCGTCGGATCGTAGAACTCCCGCTCGTAGTCGAGCGGCTGGGTACAGCCCGCATCGGCGTAGGGGATCAGGTCGTAGCCCTGCGCGCTCGCGACGTGGCCGCTGTTGGCGACCGACTTGAAGCGCGGGAGCGTCCGATCGACCAGGGTCACGAAGTCGACGGACCCGAGCCCACTCGGACGGACGACGAACGGCGTCATGTAGCGCTGCGCGTTGAACGCGCTGCGGACGAGCGTCGTGACCTGGCCCGCGAACGTGATCGTCCCCGTACCCGGCGCGACGGTGCCGGCCGGCAGGGCGCCCTTGAAGGCGATCACCTGGCCGAGCGTCTGCCCGGCGCTCCCGGTGGTGCCGGTCTCGCGGTAGTTCCCCGCCGCCCCGGCGAGCTTGTACTGCGAGGCGACGTCGTCGACGTAGTCGCCGGTGCTGTTGACGGTCGCGGTGGTGAACCCGGTCGTGTCGTGGAAGCCGAGCAGCCCCGCCAGATGCCCGGCCAGACTGCCCACCAGGAGGGCGCCGGTCACGGAGGTCGCACAGTCGCCGAAGTCGTAGGTGGCGACGCCGCCGCCGTTGTACTGGAGGGTGCACCAGTTGTCGAGGACGACGTTGGCGTCGCCGACGAAGGCGAGGATGATCAGCGCCGCCGCCGAGGAGACCGAGTTGTTGTGGCTGACCGCGAAGCTGGCGCCGCCGGTGACGTTCACGGCGTAGTACCAGTCGCCCCAGAAGCTGTCGCCGTCGGCGACGCGGGTGTAGGTGTTGCCCTTGTTGTCGGTGATCGAGCGGCCGGCGTCGAGGTTGTTGTTGCGCGCCCAGGCCAGCACCAGGCTGCCGGTCGGGATCGTCGCCGTGAAGGTCAGCGTGTGCGGATTCGACCCACCCGTGCGCCCGTACTGCGCTTCGATGAGATCGAAGACCGCCACCGGGGCCCCTAGAACGGTACGCCCAGGATGGTCAGCGTCGCCCCGGCCCCGACGCCGTAGAGATCACTCAGCTTGACGGCGCCGGTGGGGAACGGCCCGAGTACCAGCTGGCCGGTGGTCGGGAGGACGTAGCCGGTCGTGGTCGTGACGCCGACCGTCGAGCCGATCGTCGCCGACGCGCCGACGCTGGTGATCACCAGCTGCCGGTACGGGATGTTCTTGGTCTCGTCGGGCACGCCGGCCGTCCCCCCGTAGACATCCGAGAGGCGCTTGACGGGCGAGGCCGCGAGCGCGAGCTGCAGGGTGACGACCATGTGCGCGACCTCCTACTGCTCGTCGATGGTGCCGGGCCGGCGATCCTGGAGGGTCGGCAGCGGCGGCGGGATCTCGGTCGGCTGGAAGCGGGAGGGCTGCTGCGGCAGGCCGCTCACCGAGTTCGACGACTCCTCGCCGTCGGTCTTGGGGACCGGGTCGTTGGTCCAGAACGGCTGCAGCGCGTTCTCGCCCGAGAGCGAGACCTGCGGGTCGGTGCCGCTGCTGACGACGGCGTCGCCGCCGAGGTCGGTGCTCATCGGCATCCCCGGCTTGTCCCAGAAGGTTTTCAGATCAGACATAAGGCTCTCCTACTGACTAACAGGCACACGCGTCGGTGGCACGCGGGTCGGCGCCGACCGCCGTGTGACAGGTTTCCGGCCAGCTGTCCCACAGGTCGTCGGGGTACTGCTCGTCGTCGCGCAGCGACAGCATCTGCACGCCGTACTTGAACTCGGCGGTCTTGGTCTGGGCGAGCCCGGCGTTGAAGTAGGGGCTCGGCTTCTCGCCGGTGCCGGGCCAGAGCGCGGCCTGTGCGAGCGCACCCGCGACCAGGACCTCGGCGCCGTCGGCCAGCACACCCGCGAAGGCGTCGGCGTCGGTGAGGCGGCCGCCCTGGCGATGGTAGACCGCGGTCAGGGTGACCGGGGACGCCGGCGCGGGATAGAGCCGGTAGCGCGCCTGGCCGAGGGTGAGCGGGTCGGGCGACGGCGAGGTCGCGACGAGGGCGTTCGGCGCGCCGGTCGCGCTGAGCGCGGGGTCGGCGGTGAGGAGCTCCTCGATCGTGGTGGTGAACGGGAGGCGCACCTGGCGCACCTGGTCGACGACCACCTTGAAGCTGGCGAAGTCGGGCGGCAGGATGATCGCCGTGTCGCCGGCGAGGACCGGCAGCGCGATCTCGGCGCGCATGAAGCCCCAGCGGCGCGCCGCCAGGAGCTGCTTCCAGGCGGCCTGCACCCACTCGCGCGCCAGGAAGGTCGGCGCCGCCGGGCAGTAGAGCCGCACCGTGCGCCAGCAGTAGCCGAAGTCCTGGCTCATGCCCCACTCCCTGTGACGCCCAGCCCGCGCTCCAACGTGCCCACCCGTCGCTCCAGCGCCGCCAAGCGACGCGCCACGACCCACGCCGCGCCCGCACTCGTCAGGGCGGACCAGACCATCCAGAGGACGATCAGCCCGGTCATGGCTTGTGGGCCCTCGCCTTGGGCGTGGCGATCGGCCCGGACGGCTCGGGCGGCCCGGGCAGCGCGGTCGCGGTCGTCGGCGTGAGCGAGATCGCCGCGCCCGGACTGAAGACCGCCACCAGCATCGCCTGGTTCTGCGCCGCGGTCAGCGACCCGACGTGTTCCTGATAGCTGACCGGCACCTCGACGTAGGTACCCTTGTCGACCGACGCGCCGCGCAGCGTGAGCAGCAGCGCCGTGTAGTGGTCGTTCCGTTTCTGGACGAGGAGCGTGCCGCCCACCGGCAGCCGCAGCAGACTCTGATACTGGTCGCTGCCGCCATCGGACTGGTAGGCGATCCACACCTTGGTGACGGCCGCGGGCAGGTTGGTGTCGAAGCGCAGCTGCCCGTCGCTCGGGGGCTCGGCGCGCGTGCTGTTGTAGTTGTAGACCAGGTAGGAGCCGAAGAGCGCCGAAACGTTGGTGATCGGGGTCAGCCCGCCGTGCGCGAGCATCCCGGAGATGACGCCGCTGGTGTAGCCGAGGACGCGGATCGCCGCGGCGGCCGCCCCCTTGGTGCCGTAGCGCCACTGCCCGGGCATGGTCTGGACCGCGAGCCGGGTGAACTCCACGCCGTCGGCCGAGGCGAGGATCTCCACCGCCCAGACGCCGGTGCCCTGGAGCGCGACCGTGGCCTCGTTGCCCGGCGTCGAGAGGAGATAGGCGGTCCCCGTCGAGGTGACGTCCAGATCGAACGACATCCCGCTGGGGACCGCCTGGTAGGTCGTGAGCTGCATGGCGACGGTTACTTGCCGATCGCCTCGAAGCGCGCGGTGTAGGCCGAGAGGTTGACGCCCCCCGCGACCTCCACCCCGGTGGTGCCGACCAGCCACTTGACCGTGCCGCCGGTCGCCGTCGCCACCCACACCGGATAGGTGAAGAGGGTGCCGTTGGTCGCCGGCGTGAACAGCATCAGCTCGATCCGGCCCATCCCGAGGTCGCCCGGCCCGATCGGATCGCCGCCACTGACGTAGCTGGCGGGCCCGACGTAGCCGCCGATCTTGCGGATGCGCGCCGAGGAGCTGTCGTGGAACTGGAGGTTCGTCTTGTCGATCGTCCCCGTCACGACTACACCCCTTCCGGCAGGTCCAGGTCGATCACGACCCGCGCGTTGGGGACGTCCTTGACCAGCGGGAAGGCGACGCGCCCGAGCGGGATGTTGGTCAGCGCCGTCCCCGACGCGACCAGCAGGCCGAGGCCCGCGGCCCCGCCGATGATCATGTCGCCCGAGGCGGCAGCCGTGACGTTGGCGCCCGAGAGCGTCACCGGGCAGGGCCCGCCCACCTGGATGCAGGTGTAGTTCCCCTTGACCGTGACGTTGTTGAAGACGCCCGCGATCTGGTTCAGCGCCGCGGGGCTGGTGGTGACGATGTACTGGGACTTGTCGAGCCAGTACGCCGGCCCGCCGATGACGGTGGCGGCGGCCATCGCCGGATCGGTTTTCACCAGCTGGAAGCGCTTGGTGCGCGGCGGCACCGCCGGGGTGTTGCGTCCGGTCGGATGCTGCATCGTGAAGCGCGCCCCGAGGGTACCCGGCGCCACCAGCGTCGGGGTGTCTTCCTTGGTGGGGTCGCCGCTCTGGAGGTAGATCGCATTCTGTTCAAAGGTGCTGGGCATGAAGGTTCTCCTTAGCTGCCGATGCCTGAGATCACGCGCGACAGGCGCAGCGCCTTCACGGTGAGGTTGCCGGCGAACAGGATCTGCCCCGCGACCTGGTTGTCCTGGCGCGCGCCCTTGAAGCCGGTGAAGCCGAACGCGAACTTCCGCGACTGCGCGATGTAGAGGCGGATGTAGGCGTCGTCGCCCTGGGGCCCGAAGTTCAGCCACCAGAAGGTCTCGTTCGGGGCGTAGTAGCTGCCGAGGTCGGCGTCGTTGACGCCGTCGGCGCCGGGGCAGTACTGCGACATCGTGATCGTCGCCTTGTCGAACTTCATCCCCGGCCAGTTGATCTCCGGCTGGGTGGTGTCGATGATCTGATGCGGCAGGAAGTTCTCCGCGATGTAGCCCATGCAGCGGTTGGTGGTGATCCCGATCGTCGGCGCTTCGTTGCCGATGATGCAGGAGAAGTAGCTGTGGCGCAGCACGCGGTAGGAGATCGGCGCGCCGCCCAGGTCCTGCGCGATCAGCCCGGCGGGCGGGTCGAGCGCGGGGCTGACATCGGTGCGGGTCTGGCCGCCGTAGCTCGGGAAGATGTTGCCGGCCCACGACGCCGAGGTGCCGTTGTTGAACGCCTCTTCGAGGCCGTTGATCTCCATCGAGCGGTCGTCGCCGGCGAGCGCCTGGCCGTGGTGGAAGGCAGCGATCTCCAGGATCGCGGACATGGTGAGGGAGGCCTGCGCCATGTCGGTGCGGATGACCGAGAACGCGGCGCGCGGGCCGGCGAGCTCGACTTCCAGGTCTTCCAGGAACTCGGTGATGCCGACCTGGTAGTAGCGCGGCCCGAAGAGGAGGCCGGTGCGGGTCTGCCGCCGCGTGATGTCGAACGAGGTGCCCTTCCGGTAGGCCCCGCCCTTCATCGGCTTATACATGAAGTTTTCTTGGATCTGCGGCCCGATCCACTTCCGGTTGAACCGCGACTTCGCCATCGCGATGAAGGGGCCGGCTTTGAAGTAGCCGTCGACGACCCCCGGCTCGATCTCTTTGGTGACCGTTGTGTTGACTTCGTCCAGCTGAATTGCCACGGGAGCCTCCTAGTGCGGAGTCAGCGCGACGGCGATCGGGTCAGCGTCGGTGCCTCAGCCCTGTTTGGCCGCGACCAGCCGTTCGTACTCGGCGACCGCCGAGTCGAGCGTGTGCTGGGCCGGGCCCTCTTTGGACTGGAGCACGTCGAGCGGGGAGGACTCCTGGCGCAGCGGGAACGGGTGGCCGCTGTTGCTCTGTTTGAGTTTCTCGCCGAGACGCTTGTCGACTTCGTCGTTGATCCGCTTGTCTTCTGCCTCTTGTTGTTTCTTTTGGATCCGCTCGCCGTAACGCTCCATGTAGGCGTCCTGCAGCGAGTAGACCCGCCCCGGTTGTCCGTAGATGGGTTTGCCGAGCTTCGGGTTCGCGACCAGCTCCGTCATGTCCAGCGGCTCGTTGAAGAGGTGCTGATGTCGCCCCCCTTGGGTGCCGAGGAACGCCGACACCGCGATGTAGTCGCGGCCCGCCGCGTTGACCGCGTCGTCCGCGATCCGGCGGATGTCGTCGGGCGTGAGCGCGAGGTTGCCCCCCGCCGCCGGTGCAGCGGGTTGACGCGGCTGCTCACGGGCCGGGTCGGTGCCCGTTTTCGCGGCGTCGAGCGTCGTCTTGTTCTCGTTGTACCAGCCGTCGAGGCGCACGTAGTACTCGTTGAGCGCCTGCTCTTTCTCACGGATCGAATCCATCGAGCGGCTGTAGTCACTGCGGGCGAGCGCGCCGTCGCCCAGCAGGGTGACGGCATCCTTGGCCTCCGCAGCCTCGAAGATCGCCCGCGCCTGTGCCTGCTGCTCCGGCGGGAGCTTGCTGAGCACGCCAGTGAGGAACGATTGACCCGACTCGAATGCACCCATCGGACTGTCTCCTTCCCGGGGTTGAGGCAAGAGCGGCGCGCGACCCTCCGCGGCTGCGGGCAAGGCCGGCGTGAGCTCCTCTCACCTGGGGCTACTGTGGTGGTTGGCGTCGTCGTCGGCGGGGTCGTCGTCGGCGGGAGTGCAGGCTAGATCAGGTCGACCGCGGGCGTCGGCTTCGACGCGCTCGCCGGGTCGACCGGCACCGCAGGTGCGGGTGTCAGGACGAACGGCACGGTGTTGCTCTCCTGACCATCGAGGTTCCGCACCTGCACCGAGAGCGAGTCCGGCCCGGTCCAGAGCGGCATATTCATCCCGGTGGTCAGCTCCGACTCGGAGAAGTAGGTGGTCGGCTCGTCGTTGCCGGCGAACACGATGACGGAGTTGAGGTCGAACCCGGAGCCGACCACCCGGAGCCCGAAGGACGGGTCGCCGACGGCCGCGGTCGGCGGCAGGAGCCCGGAGATCACGGGCGGGGGGATGACCTCGGGCTCGTCGACGAGCGCCTCGGCGTGCTCCCCCGTGCGCTCCCGCGGGGCGCTCGGTTTCAGTTTGGGGACAGGGATGGCCGGCTTCTCCGGCCGCTCCGGCTTGTCCGGCTTCTCTAGCTTCTCCGACCGGTCGTACTTCTCGTAGGTCATGGGGATCCTCCTAAACGGTGCCAGGGCCAGGAACGCCGCGGTCCATGCCGCCGCCGGGGAAGGCGGAGCCGGGGGCGGTCGGCGAGACCGGGCCGGCGCCTGCGCCCATCAGCGAGGCGAGGTACTGCTGCACCATGTCCTTGATCAGGGAAAGCTGCGGCCCCTGGTCGGGCGTGATCTGCGCCCAGCTGTCGAGCAGATCCGACATCGCCTGGGCCGACTGGGTGATCCCGGTCAGGACCTCGGGCGGCATCCCGCCGGTCGGGATCTGGCCGGCAGGGCCTGGGCCCGGGCCGGCGATGCCGCGCATCGAGAAGCCCGAGCCGGCGTCGCCCATCGGGGTCGGCGAGGGCGGCGGGGAGTCGAGCGCTGGGGCGCCGGGCGAGGGGCCGGTCGAGGGGAAGCCCGCGGGGGGATACATCAGCGTTTACCTCCGGTCAGCTTGCGTGAGGCCATCATCGACTTCTTCTTGCTGAGGCCGGCTTGCGCGCCGAGGCCGGGGTTGTTGGCGAGCATCTGGCCGATCCCGCCGGCGAGGCCGGGGTTCTGGCTGAGGGCCGCGAGGCCGGGGTTCTTCGCCATGCCGGCGTCGCCCCCGAGCTGCTTGCCGAGGCCAGCACCGGAGAAGCCGACGGTCTTGCCGAGGCCGCCCATCGCACCGGCGCCGGCGGCCATGCCTGGATCACCCGCGCCCGCGGCGAGACCTGGGCCCGCCGCCATGCCTGGGCCGGCGGCCATCTCGGTGTCCGGCGTAGCGAGTCCCGGTCCTGCACCCAGCGCGGCCGGTGGGGTGGCTGGCCCGGCGGGGGCCACTGAGCCCTGGGCGGTGCCCGCCATCGGCTTCACACCGCCGCCGGGGGCGTTGCCGCCCATCCCGCCCGCGACCTTGCCGACCAGCCCGGGGGCGCCGGCGAGCGCGTTGCCCGCGCCCTGCATGTTCTTGACGGGGTTCAGCCCGCCACCCAGCCCCGGGGTCAGCGCCTTGGCCGCTCCGCCGATCGCGCCGAGCCCGCCGGTGAGCGCATCCATGAAGCCCATCTCAGCGCCTGCCTTTCAGCGACCGACCGCCGCGGATCGGCTTGGTCGCGGTTGTTCGCTTGTTGAAGTCCTGCGCGGCCATCGAGCCCTTGAGGAGCGCGGGGTCGTGGTTCTTGCTCATCACGACGGCGTTGTCCGCGCTGGGCGCCTTGGTGACGGTGACGCGGGCCATCAGCGACCTCCCTTGCTCATCGAGCGTGGCTTGCTCGCCTGTCGCCGCGCCGCCTCTTTGTCCGCCACGGTGAACGCGCGGTACCGCTTGCTGAAGTCGGCGTCCGCCTCCCCCGCCCGCCGGGCCGGGATGACCGAGTCCCGGTAGTAGACGGTCTTGGTCGGCCGCTTGCTGTCGCCCGTGGAGACCTCGGTGTCCCGTCGGATGTCGGTCGTGCCGGACTCGTTCGGCAGCTCGATGTCGCGCGAGGCGCTCATCGACGACCCGAGGTGCCGGCCCACCTCCGCCCGATCGTCCGCCGTGAAGGCGTCCCGTTGCCGCCCGGTCGAGCGCTCGACGTGGCGGCGGATGGCGTCGAGCTCGTCGTCGGCCATCAGCGACCGCCTCCGCTCATCGCGCGGCCGCCGGGGTTCATCAGCGCCTTCTGTGCGGGGGCGGCCTTGCGCTGCTTCCGCTTGCCCGGCTTCTTGCTGAAGGCGGGCGCGGTCGGCGAGGCGGTGGCGTCGTCGCCCATCGCAGACTTCTTGGTGAAGGGCACGAACGGCATCAGATCCCTCCGAACTTCTTCGGCGCCGCGGGCTGCGGCACCTTCACCGGGGACGGCGAGAGCTTGGGCGGCGGCGGCGGGCCCCCGCTGGCGGCGGCGGGCGCGGACTTCTTCGCGGTCACCCGCGCGATCATCTGGTCGAAGGTTTCTTTCGCCATCGGCTTATCGCTTGGCTAGGCTCCGAGGGGCGGTCGGCGAGCCCGCCTTGCCATGCCACTTCTGGCCGAGCGCGGGCTTCTTGGTCGCCGTCGCGTAGAACACCCGCTCGCCCTTGTCGGCGCCGTACTGCGTCTGCATCGAGGCGAGGACGTTGCGGCCCGAGGGGGTGAGCGGCATGGCTGTCGGTTAGCGTCAGGGGAGAATGCGGAGCCGTCAAGATCCCCCTCCGGTCGGCGCGCGGACCTGCCGGCGCGTGGGGCGGCGTCGCTCCCGTCGACCATGGCAAGCCAACGGATCCCAGTGAGCGACGCCGCGCCCGCGCGACGGTCAGCGGTGGGCGGCCTTGCGACGGCTGGCCGGCGGCGGCGCCGCGAGGTTGCCCGGATACCAGAGCATCGGGTCGGCGGGGCCAGCGAAGTTGAAGGCGGGCGCGGCGCCCGGGACCTGGCTGTTGGTGATGATGTCCCAGATGCCGGTGTAGTCGCCCGCGAGCGCGTGGATCGCGTCGACGGCGTGGCCGTTCCACTGGACCTGGCCGGGGGTTTTGCGGACGTGGCCCCACGCCGGCGAGGTGTAGGTGAAGAGCGTCAGCGCGCACGCCTCGACGAACTCGCCGCAGCCGCGCGTCGTCGCCAGGTTGAAGCTGCCCTGGTTGTAGACCCAGAGGATGGTGTCGAACGGATCGTTCGGGTTCGGCGGCTCGGGGAGGCCCGGCGGGTCGGGCGGGGTGACCGGCACGGCCGGCAGCGCCACCAGGTGCACGTCGTCGAACTGGTAGGTCGCCTCGCCGGTCGTCGACGGCGTGAGCACGCCGCGCCCGTGGAACACCGGGTAGACGAGCGCCGGGTCGGGATGCACCGCGGTCACGTCGAGCGTCGCGCCCTGCTGGCCGGTCCCCGCGGGGAGCGCCACCCGCTGCGCGTCGGGGCGGCCGTGGGCGGTCATCGGCACGCCGGGCAGCACCGCGCCGCCCTGGTCGAGGGTGAGCGTCAGCGTCGCGCCGGTCGGCGTCGTGTAGAAGTAGACCTCCACCATCGGCGCGGTCGGGCCGTCGGTGGGGGTAGCGTCGATGGGGCGCGGGCGTGTCATGCGAACCTCCGGTTACTTTTTCGACTCAGTGATGGTTTGCCGCCCGCCGGGTTCATCACCCTTGGTCTCGGACTGGGGCGGGGCCTGGCCGGAGGCTTTCCGGCCGGCGGGGTTGACGGTCTGGCCGATGCCGAGCGAGGCCTGCGCCTGCAGCCGCTCGGTGACGGTGACCGGGACGCGGACTTCGAGGATCTGGCCTGAGGCCTGGTCGAGCGAGAAGGTGCGCTGGGTCGCCGGGTCGGTGTATTGCGGCAGCCCCATCGCCCCGGTCGCCATCACGCCGAGCGCGCCCTGGGTGTTCTGCACCTGGAGGAGGATCTGCTGGAGGACATCGGCGGGCGGCGGGGTGAGCGGCGGCAGCGGCAGGGCGGGTGGGGCGCCGACGTTCGGCGTTTCGAGCGTCTCGTGCAGCGACCAGAAGTCGTAGTAGCCCATGCGCGCGAGCTGCACCCGCATCATCTTCCGCTCGGTAGCGTCCATCGCCAGGACCGAGTTCGGCTGCACCACGAACACGAACTGCTTGTGGAAATACTGCGCGCGCTGGTCGCGGGTGGTGTTGTTGGCGTCGAGCTCCGGGGTGTAGCCCGGTTGGTGCGGGAGGAGCGCCGGGACGAACATCGCCGGATCGAAGTCGAACTCGTTGAGCATGTTCCCGCCCTGCCCGAGGATCTGCACGCGCTTACTCTGGGAGAGGAACTGGAAGTAGTTGATCTTGACCATCTCGCTGAAGTCGCGGAGGAACAGTTCGACCTGGCGCGCTTCACTGCGGATCTCGGGCGTGAGCGCTTCGTAGTACTTCTGGATGGTGTCGGCGCTGGGCATCTGCCGCAGCTGCAGCAGCGCCTGCAGGTTGGCGGTGCCGCTCAAGTCGGCGAACTTCTGGGTGAGCTTCTCCCACATCTCGATCCCCATCTGGATGATGGCGGGGTTCGGCCCGTCTTCCTTCTTCCAGGGATCGCCGAAACCGGGCATCACCTTGACGCGCTTGCCGGGGCGCCGCGGGTCCATCAGCTTCATGGTCGCTTCGCTGACGGCGGTGCGGTTGTAGGTGATGTCGGGATTGGTCCACTGCCGCATCGCCAGGCGGACGTCCTGCATCGTGTCGTTGATCGCGTCCTGCAGCGGCAGGAGGTCGTTGAAGAGCGGCACGCCCAGGAACTGCCAGGGGACGCTCCAGAGTTTCAGCCGGCAGAACGGGAACATCCCGTGCCAGTAGGTGTTGGGGCCGTCGTAGATGATCGCGTCCTCGGTCGCGACGATCAGGCGCATCCGCGGGTAGAGCGGCTGCTGCGGCTGCACCACGTAGGCCCAGTTCGCGCCGGGGGTGCCCATCGGGATCGGCTTGCTGGTGAGGTTCCGGGTGCGGTCCTTGAAGTAGGCACGGTAGACGACGATCGCGCCGGCGCGGGCGCGGCGGGTGGTGGCGGCGCTGCCCGGCCAGGCGATCGAGTCGAGCGGGTCAGCGGGTGAGATCAGCCGCGACAGCCCGGTGCGGAAGCGGCCCATCACCTGCCCGAGGAGCGTGTCGGGTGAGGCCTTGAAGAGCGCCGCCTGCATCGGGTACATGCTCTTGAGGACGTTGACGGTGTGCTCCTCGCGGAAGCAGACGCCCTCCCACAGCTGGTTGCTTCTGCCGAACGAGGGGCGGAGCGGCAGCGTGTCGCGCGGGTCGCGCGCGGTCAGCTGGTGGGCGCCGCCGTGGGGCGCGTGCGGATCCCAGTCGATCACCAGGTCGCCGGTGCCGCCGACCAGGGAGTACTTGACGCAGTCCCCCAGGTCCAGATCCATCATGGTCGTCATCCACTCGGCCATGAGGTACTGGTTCAGCATGTTGGCCTGGACCTGGTACTCGGGATTGGTCTTCCAGCCGGCGACCGGCTTGAGGTCGGTGATCGCGGCGACGTGCGCCTGCATCGCCTTGCGGGTCTCGTTGATCACCACCTGCGGGAGGTACTTCAGCTTGCACTGGTCGGCCGAGAGCTGGTTGCCGACGATGTAGTCCTGGGCCTTGCCGATCAGGTCGTAGGAGGGATCCTGGCGGTTGATCATGTCGCCTTCCTGGATCCACTCGCGCAGCCAGCCGAGGACGCGCGGGTCGCCGTGCTGGAGCTGCTCGGCGCTGGTGCGGGGGAGGCCGAGGTCAGCGACGCCGGAGCGGGAGAAGTCAGCCATGCCTATGCATCCTTCGAGAGGTGGTCGAGCGCGGAGGGCGTGGCGTCACTGACGCCGGGCCCATACTCGGTGTCGGCGACCGCGGCGTCGCGGCGGATCCGGCTGCCGTGCTTCTTGACGAACGCCGGGTCGGGCTGCGCGCCGCCGGTCCAGCCGGGCGCGAGGCTGTGGCTGTGGAGGTTCGAGCGATCGTTGCTGTAGCGGCGCCAGTTGATCTGCTGCCCCTCGCCGTTGCGCGCATCGATCTCCGACTGGCGCTCGACGTCGCGGAGCTTCTTGAGCGAGTCGATCGTGACCTTGCGGTTCTGGCCGTCGTAGGTCTCGAACTCCTGCAGCGGCTCGTAGGCGTCCATCCGCCCGACCTGCGGGATCCAGGCGGCGGGGCGGTCGCAGTGCAGCGGCGCGCCCTTGGTCGCCCCGATCGCGATCGGGACGTTGATGTCGGTCAGGACCTGCCCGCAGACCTGACACCAGTAATCGTGCAAAGCCATCAGCGTCGTCTCCCTCTCCCGAACGGCCACGCGAGCAGGTAGCACAGCGCCACCAACGCACTCAGCACGGCCAGACTGCGCACCTAGCCGCCCTGGTAGAACAGCTCGTCCTCGATCCGCGCCACCACCGCCCGAATCTCGGCCTCGACCGTGCGCCCGCGCTTCGCCGCCCGGTGCTGGAGCTCGGCGAGCTGCCCGGGCGTGAACGGGATCCGGATGTCGCCGATCCGCACCGAGGCCAGCCGCTCGATCGCGGTGCGCAGCGAGCTCGGGGTCAGCGGCATCGAGACGCCGAGCAGCTCCTCCAGCGCGGCGACCTCGGTCGGCGCGAGGTGCAGACCCGCCGGCAACTTCAGCTCGCTGGCGTACTCGTGCAGCAGCTGGTGCATCGTCGCCACGCTCGCCTCTATCTCCTGCAGCACGACGTGCTGCGCCGCTCGGCCGCTCGGCTCAGGCGCGGGTGCGGTCGTCGAAGTAGATCCCCGCGGTCTCATCGCTGAGGGTGTAGTAGTCGTCGCTGCTGGCGCGTTCTTCATGGTCGGTCTCCAGGTCGTCGGCGTCCTCGGTGGTCGCCGGGGAGTTGCGGTAGTCGGGGCGTTCGATCTGGCGTTCTTTCGCCAGCGCGTTGAAGGCGGCGTGGCGGCGGCGCCGCTCGGCGACCGGTTCGACTTCGCCGCCGGCCATGCGCCAGGCGACGTAGTAGCCGATCGCCGCCGCCATCACGCAGTCGTCGTGCTGCCCGCGCGCCGCTTCGGCCTCGCCGATGGTGCTGGCGGTGATGAAGTGGCGGAGCTCGCCGCGGGTGATCGGGCTGTTCAGGATGTAATCGGGCTGATGGCTGATCGGGTCGACCGCGGTCACCGCGCCGTGGAAGCTGGCGAGGAGGAGCGGCCGGGTGCGCGGGGAGGTCAGCCACCCGATGCGTGTGCTGTAGCGCCGCTCGACGCTCGCCGCGTCGGCATACTCCCAGACGTAGAAGTGGCAGTAGCCCAGATGCAGCTGCAGCGTGTCCTGCGTCGCCAAGCCGTGGTTGTTGGTCTCGATCGCGGCCAGCGCCTCGATGCCGTCGCTGTCGCAGTAGTAGCGGCCGATCGCGTCGCAGATGAAGGCGAGCGCCTTGGGGTCGAGCACGTTGGTGACGTACTGCGCGACCTGCTCGGCGGGCTCTTCGATGGTCGGCTGGCGGATGACATCGACCACCGAGTAGTCCTGGCCGAGGCCATCGCTCACGTCCACCCCGAGGATGTAGCGGCGGTTGCCCCGGAGCCGCGGGTACTCCCAGATCGAGAACACCCCCTGGCGCAGGTTCGGCAGGCTGGCGAGCTGCGCCTTATCGAGCCGGCGG